TGTACCAAACAATGACATCTCAAAGCCTGTAGAGCGAAGATGTTTATTCATGTTGCTTTCATTAAGCTGGTCATGAATCTTCTTCTCCATCTTCTTAGCTGCCACCATAGCAGGACTAAATGTCACAGAACTGGCTGTCTGTCCCGGACCTTTCTTCAATCCGGGTACATCTTTCAAGTCGTTCTTCATTGAACCAAGCATCTCCTCAAGCTTATCGAGGTCGAAGTCGTTGCCGATTGCAGCACTGCCTTCTTCACCAAAAGGAATGGATGGTGTATCTGGTGGAGCTTTTGGATCAAAATGTACAGAGTCCAATACCCCTTCAGGCAATACTGACGGGTCAATACTCAGTGGAAACTTGTTGTTAGAAAACAACACATCAATGATTTGACCATATGCAGCCAACACCTTAGTCTTTGTCACCTTAACAAACACACGCGACTTCTCTGTTGCTGTGAATTGCATATCAGGACCGTACAGACCACGATAGTTGCGGTAAGCACGAAGCCAACGTGTCTCGTCAGAGCGACGACTTTCTTCAGCACGGGTATAGCGCTCGTTGACGAACGCAATCAAGCCACCAGCTTTGAAGGTGTCTTCATTTTTGGTAGAGTCGTCCAAGACAATGTTCTTGTCGCTTTGTGGTTTGTCAATTAGTGCCATAGTTTTCCGTAAAGATGTTGCAGAGGTATAACATTGAACCTCTTAGTAGTAAATGTTTCAGTATCCAAACACAGGGTCTGCTATATTCATACCCGATGACTGTGAAGCAGGATCAAAATCAAACAATCCACTACGTGGACGACTCATAACACCATAACGCAATGCGTCATATGTGTGATCGTTGCTAACTTTGGTGTTAATGTCTTCGTTGTTTGTCTTATCAATTGGTAAAGTTGGTAAATCAGCAATGATTTGGGTGCAGTTGTTGAAGAACACCATACGAGGCGCTTCAGTGTACTGATCAACCTGCAAGCGGCGATGTATTTCGTTCTTACCAGCCACCCTGCTACCAGCAGAACGGTCAGCGGGTCGCCATCTACACCCCTTCATGATCATTCGCTCAGCAATAGAGGGTCCAGTGTCACCACGTTTATGCCAACATGAGCTATCGAGCACACCATAACGTATTTTTTCACCGTCTTCAGCATTCATCACCATTACAGCCAAGTCTTCTGCCAACACTTTAGTTACATAAAGCTCTCGGTAGACAACCAAACTGTCGTCAGGTGCTACAGCAAACCATAACACAGCGCTATGGCTACCATATCCGTAGTCACAAGACCTGAAACGGGGCCAGTTTGAGGGAATGGTGAAGGGTTCTACTACGTGAATGGCTCTATTGAACTCTGAAAATGCTGCACCTTCAGCAACATCCCAGTTTCCTTCAAGCAATTGCTTGCGTTGGTGCTCAGGTAGAGACAACAACATGGTTTCGTAGTCACCAGACTCAGCCAAATAAGGATTGTCTGCTAGTTTTGCAGAGATGAACTTGCGTTTGAACAGCGGCAAGCCCTCTTTGCTGTGCCCTTTAGGATAAACTAGCGTTTGTCCTGTCTCAACATCGGTGGCATAGAAGCTTTTACCGGGCGGTGCAGGGACAATGAACATCTTCCTAACCCATTGATGGCCGGGACCACCGGGGTTGGTGGTAGCTCTCATGAACACTGGCAGGTCAGGTGCTGCTGTACGCAGACGAGAACGCATATAGTTGTAGGCAAACGGTGTAGGCCACTGTGTTAACTCATCCCAAGCGATGTAGGAGAACGACAAACCCTGATAACGCATGACGTCTTCATCACGGTCAAGGTAGGACATCCATAGCTTGCCACCACTTGGATGCTGCCATTGCATCTTACGCTCACTCCACTTGATGCCGGGATATATCTTCGGATACATCTCTTGCGATTTCCAAATGAGTTCACGCAGTTCTTCGGTGGTGTGACGAAGAATGAGTCCAGAGAATTGTGGATGGGCTATATAGCGTAGAGGATCGGCAAGAATGGCATAAGACTTCCCGCCTCCAGCAGCGCCGCCATACAACACTTCACGTTCAGGAGCAGCTAGGAAAGCTGTCTGAGGACCGGGGTTGGGTTTGAATATGATGTTCTCATACTCAACAGGCTCAACTATTGGTGCTGTTGTCGGAGAAGGTGGCGCTAAGTTGGACGAATCGATCACTACCGAAGAAGCTGTCTTGTCCGGTGCCTGTTCTTTTTTCGTACTCTTGCGCTTTCTTAAGGGCTTTTTCGTACCTGTCGGCAAGCTCTCGATAAGTAGAGGACTTACGTCTTTGGGACTGTTCACTCTTAATCCTCTTCATTAAACCAACATGACTTATTTCTCTACCAGTCACAGTAGTGAGCCAAGCTGACACCTGTCTCAAGCTGTATTGCTTCAAATGCTTCTTAGCTTTCTCCAGCGCCTCTAGCTCTAAAGCTACAGGAACAAGCCAGCCATCATCAGTTTCATCAACTACATAACCAAAAGGTATGGTGCGACCTAACCTCGGTATCTTAACATACTCTTTAACATCTTTGGGCTGTGGCAGTATGAAGACACCTAGACCAAAATCATAGTCTGTTGTAACAACGTCTGTTGTCATTCTTCTTCACGTTCCTTAGCAGGCAATATCATGACACCACCTGTGTTGCTCTCTACCTGCACCTTCTCAGTTTTAACCAAGCCTGCGCGGTCAAGCAAGTCTTTAGCGGCTGACATCTTCTCTTTGAGGCCAAGCTCTGTAGGATCGTCAATGGCATTGATCATAGCCACCGCAGCCTTTGGAGCCGCCATAGCAATGTAAAGCTGTGTAGCTTCAATGATTTCTTCCTTCAATGAGTTGGTGAGTTGTCTGCGGCTATAGCCTTCAGAGAACCCTGCCATCTTCATAGCGTGGTTGATGTTGCCATTGGCTTCAGCAAACAACACTTCAAGGAATCGTTTCTGTTGTTCTGTTAGTTCTTTTTTAGACATTGTTTAAGGGATCAAAGTATTCTTCAACACTCACTGTAGCATCCATAGTGGAGCCACCCTCGGGTGTTACAACAAGGTAGTCACCAGCATTCAATGCTAAGTAGCTACCATCAATCTTCAAAAAGTTGTAAGCAGAAATAACATAGCCACCAACAATGTAATAGTCTGTTCCTAAACTAGTATCATGCCATTTGATTGAAACAGTTTTATTACCACCACCAGCGTTAGCTACAAACAACAACTCCACCTTCGCTGTGTGGTTGGGGGGAACAGTATAGATGGTGTTGGCAGCACCAGCTACCAAGTTGGTGCCGATGCTGCGTATTTTATAAGCTTTGCTGTTTCCGTTAGCCATTACTTTTTAGCTTTCACTTTAGCTTCAGACAATGCAATGGCAATGGCTTGTTTAGGGTTTTTAACAACAGGGCCACCTTTACCGCTGTGCAGCCCTTTGTCTTTAAACTCACCCATCACCTTAGCCACTTTAGCTGTTTGCTTCTTAGTCATACCACCTTCAGCCATCTTAACAGACTTAGCTGTCTTTGCAGCTTCTTTGAAGGCTTTGTCGGTGGGAGCACCTTTGCTACCGGGCTTACGCATCTTCTCGCCAGAGCCTTCAGCAATGCGCTCACGCTTTGCAGCAATGTTGCTGTACAGACCCGGCTTCATTTCTTTTTAACCTTCATGGGTTTACCAACACCAATCATAATGGCGATGACAGGCTTACCGCCCTTGCCTTCTTTGGCAAGACATTTACCAGCAGCCTTGCATTTAGCAGGAGTGGGGCAGCCTTCGCAGGGCTTGAACGCTTTCTTTGTAGCCATATTATTTCTTCGCTTTCTGTGCAGGTGGTACTGATGCACCACAATTGACATAACCACCTTTAGCCAAACCAAGCTGCTTCTTAGCCTTATCAACTTCTTCAGCGCTAACCTTCTCACCAAGCTTCAGTTGCTTCTTAGCAGCTTCAACTTTGTCTTCACGGCGTGTGAGGCCACGCTCTTTGTTGAGGAAGTCACGAAGGCTAAGACCAGACGCTTCCAACTCTTTCTTGCTGACAACACGAGGCTTGTCTTTAGCGACACGCTTAGTGGCATCGTCAACAACAGCAGGAGGGAAGTCATCGGGATAGCCAACACGGGCATCACGCTCAGCCTTCGTCATCTTGCTGTAGGGATCGCTTCGATATTCCTTCTCAGGCTTCTCTGCTTTCTCTTCAACAAACTTCCGAGCACGAGCGCGGGTGTCGTCGTCAATGTTCTTGTTAGCAGCCATCTTACTTCTTCTTAGCTTTCACAGCGCCGCCCTTAGCCATCATTGGCTTGACAGCACCACCCATCATCATTTTCTTAGGAGCCTTAACAGCACCACCCTTAGCCATCTTCACACCAGCCTTCATAGCGCCCTTCTCTTCCAGCTTCACAGCCTCATCGAGATAGGTGTTACGCACGTCTTGAGGCAGGCTCTTGTCCTTTGCCATCTCACGCAATTTAGCAACCTTAGCTGCTGCTGTCATTTGATTCATAGCCATTACATTTTTCCTTTAACAAAAATAGAGGCCACGCCTCAACATTATAGTTATAGCACTTATTGCTACAACTCACCATTTAGTTTTTGCAGCATGATAGGCAGCAGACAATGGCCCTTTAGCGATGTTAGCAGCATGACGAGCTTTGAAGGCTTCATTGCGCTTCGTACCTTCAGGGCTACCTTTAACACCTTGCTGTCCAAAACGAATCAGCTTATAAGTGTCACCGTCCTTTGCCATGACAACATGACTCTTAGTAGGATGATCGGGTGTTGTCTTCGCCTTGTTGACGGCTGTTAAGCCTTCTTTTTTCATCTGTGTCTTCACACGTTCTGGAATTGCCATATCAATATCGTCCTTTCACCACATATCAGGCCAGTGGCGGTTGCCTTTAGCAATGTTGTCAGAAGCAGGCATCAGCCTGAGATTGTCTTCACAGTTCAACCCACAAACATCATAACTCTTCAAAGGGACAATGTGATCTACGTGCAGATTGATGCCTGTACGATTGAAGATCGAAGCCAGTTGAAACATCCCTGCTACGGTTGCACTGTCTGACCAAGACGGTGTCGCTTGTCTTGTCAAAGCTCGGCGCTTAGCATTGTTTGCATAAATTTTACCAATGTTGTTTTCTCTGTATTTCTTATTAGTTAAAGCTTTGTATTCTTTATTATTACTAGCATAGTTTTCTTTGTTAAGAGCATAGTGAGCACGGAATCGTTCAGCAGCACACACTCTACACTCAGAGGTTACTCCAAACTTACCAGCTTTCATTGGAGCAAAGCTGGTAACACTTTGTTCAACAGCGCATTTAGTACATGTCTTAACCAACATCAATATCTCCACTTACTTTTTCTATCTCGCCAGCCACCAAGAACCATCGCTTGTTCTACAGTATCCAGAGGAAAGTAATAGCCTGTCCTGTTTTCTACAGCAGCCCTTACGTAATAAACATCAGAATGGGGAACATAAATGTCCGATCCATCTTTGTTCAACGCAATAAATACTTTAGCAGCATAGCTGTATGGTGGACTATTCAACAATCCTTTAGCTGCTACCTGCTCTTTCGTCAACAATAAATCTTTATGATCTAACAAAAAACTTAACGGTTGCATCTTGTTCTGTTTCATTATTTAGCTCTGTATAGGTTCAACACAGACTGTCTATCTTTAACGACACTGACTTGTTGTGTAGACAGTATACTGCTTCGAAACAACATTGTAAACAAAAAGAAGACAAACAAAAAGCAACAAATAAAACTCTATGTTTATGCTAACAGCAACATAGGCTATATAGATGTTGCAGGGAGCAAAGATGATATATGTAATGTAACTACTAACAATGTCTTCACAGTCAATTTTGTGTTAGCGGCTTTATAGCTTCATAGTCTGTGTTTAGCGTTTGATGATTGTCTATAATGGTTTGTCAACACAGAGCAACATCAATTTATGTACCTTATGTCATCTATGCTCACTGCATCACTACATTGTCTACATAGCCCCAAGCCCCAATACCCCTATGTTATATCGACACGTAAAATGTTGTCAAGCGATATATTTGCATATGTTGTTTTGTTGCAACATAGTGTAGCTAAAGAGTAGTAGTTGCTGCATTGTAGGCTATCCACAGTCCAAGGACAAAGGACAGGCTATGTTTTCATAGTCGATTTTCTGTAGCGGCTTAGCGTCAATTATCTGAAACGTATAAATGGTCCTGTAGGGGGTTGTTGTAGGGACAAGGTAGGGTGGTGCAGGGTCTGT